TCCACCCGGACCGCGGATCCACACGGCCACGGATCCACACGGCCACGGATCCACCCGGACCGCGGATCCACCCCGGACCGCGGATCCACACGGACCGCGGATCCACACGGCCACGGATCCACCCCGGACCGCGGATCCACACGGACCGCGGATCCACACGGACCGCGGATCCACACGGACCGCGGATCCACACGGACCGCGGAAAAAAACCCCGCACGCATGGCGCGCGCGGGGTGGGTTTTCTTTTCATTACTCGCCGAAAATTAGGGGCGCCGATGCGGCCGCCCGAGTTTCGTGGTCGGGTGGTCCTAATGTCCACCGGGCGCCGATTAGGTGGCCGGCGACAAGGAAAACACCGGCAGCGCCGGCGATGCATGCAATGACAAGCGCCGTTTCGATTTTCTCATACATCGGCGCCCGCCCTTTCCATGACATGCTCAGGTGATACATCAGCGAGGTTTTCACGGGTGGATTTTTCCAAATCATCCGGCGAGGCGCCGGCCGCCATGCACTCGGCTATTAAGGGGAAAGGTTCGCCGAGCATATCCAACAATTCGGCATTTCTCCACGCGTAGACGGTCGCGGGGTTGATTAATGCAAGGAAACATTCCACCCTGTGCAACAGTGACAAAAACGGTGTGCCCATGCCGACGCGGCCGCGGTCCCATGGATCCGGCAGCCCTAAAATTTCCAGGTGGATATAAAGCCCGGCGCTCGGGTGGTCCAATGTAACCCATGTTTCAAGATCACGGGTGGACATGTCGCACGGGTCCTTTTTTCCGTAATATACAGGGCGCCCGTCGCTGAGCCGGCCGGCCAGGGTGGGGCTCGGTTTCATCGGGAAACCGTCCTTTCCATGGCGGCGCTGATCGCGCGACTCTTTTTTGAGCCGTGCGGATTAATCCAAACCGAAGGTTGACGCCCCTTGGAAAGCCCGGCGCAAAGCTTGCATTGCGCGCATGTTAATCCCTTTGCGTCACTTAGACATTCGATCGCATCGGCCGGCTTATCCGGCGAAACGTGAAACGTTCGGAAGCCGATCGCATTCGCAAGCTTCCGGGAATCTTCCGTTTCTGTCGATGCCATAAAATAGGCAGCGTAGGCGTGAGCCATCGGATTTTCTCGCCAATCGTGAAAATATCCCGTCCAACCCTTTGAAGCTTCCGCGATCGCTTTAACTTTGGAAATAGGTAGCAAGGTTGGATTGCCGTACGCGCCAAACCTAACTTTGCGCCCGGCGAATATGCGGGAATATTCAAACGGATTCAACTCAGGGTAGATCCCGCGATTCAATCCGCGCCAAACAGCAAGGGGCGCTTGCCCCACATTAACATAGCAGCCATTGCCGGAAGCGAACGGACAGCCCCGGCAAATCGTTTTCACATCGATGCCACGCGCGACAGCCTCAACCGGATGCATGTCCTCGAGGACAAACCAAATTTGAACCATGTCCCCTGTTTTCCGATTGTCGGTTTTCAATGTCGCAACGGCAGCGAATCGCTGACCGTTTACTGTACCCCGGTGGATAACGTACCCACCCGGTTTTTTGTTTGTCTTGCGATGAGCTGCAGCGATAGCGCCGGCCCACGTCGTGCATGTGTCTTGTATCATTTTTTTGTTTTCTACGGTTTCCCGGTGTCCCACCGGGTAGGGCGTCGCTGCATGCGACTAGGCAAAAAATAGCAAGGGCGCCAAGCTTTGCAACAGTTAATTTAAAATTAATTTGACCGGGCGCGCGGATCCACCCCGCGGCCGATTTACTGGCATGCGGTCCGGCGCCGGCGATGACCACCCGACCACCCCGCGGCCGGATCCGCGGCCGGCGCTCGGCAATCACCAGGCCAAGCACGCGCGGCCGGCATGTCGCACGGTTCCGGGTGGCTGCCGGTTCATTCAAGCGCTGCCAGGCGAGCGCCGGCAGGCAATGCCAGGCGATGCCGGCGAAGCCAAGGAATCTATTGACCGGTGCCCCTATGCGGCGCGGCTCGGGGGACCCACCTTGTAAAACTGTGCATATTTTGTTTTCAACCTTGCACGGTTGATCAGTTGACGCGGCCGGCTAGGCATGCCGCCAAGCCCCGAGAATGCTAAGAAGATACTGGAAATGGACTTCGCCCAGATCGAAAAGAAGGCCAAGTCAGGAAAGAAACTAACAAGAGGCGAGCGAGCCTTGCTTCAGTCGATGAGCCAAGGTGGTGAGGAGTCTGCCGATTCAAGGCATGAGGCATCGAGCTGGCTTGAGTTGGCGGAAATTCTGGGTGTGACTACCGAAACGATTCGGCAGTGGAGAAAAATCCCGGATTGCCCGAAGGAGTCATCGAACAGGACGCACGATGTGATCGCATGGAGGCAATTCGTGAAGGCGCGCGGACTTCGCGGGAATACCGGCGAATTGGAATTTAACGAAACCCAGCTTCGCGGCAGGAAATTGTTGGCAGAGGTCGAGGAGCGGGAGCTTCGAGTGGCGGTGAAGAGGGGATTTTATGTCACCATGGAGGCTGTTAGGGAGAGATGGACCTACCATGTTGCTCAAGCGCATGCGGTTTTCCGCAACAAGCTAGAGAATGAGCTTCCGCCATTATTGGTTGGGCTCGATGCGGTAGACATACGAAAGGAAATGGTAAAGGTCGTGGATGAGATCACGGCCACATTAAGGCGCGGAGATTACCCGAAAGAGAAAGATCCTGATGATTCAAGCACCACCAACAACGCCCCAAGAAAAAGCAGAGCTGGACGAAAAGTTCCTGCACGGGTGGCCTAATCAAGATCGCCGGCCGCCATGGCAGTGGTGCGAGGAATATGTGGAGTCGATTCCGTATTCTCCAGTACCCGGCGGGTTCAAATCTGGCAATTCGCCATGGATTCGTGAGCCATTGGAGGCGCTGGCCGATCCGTCGGTATCACTGGTGTCGATCATCGCGGCGATTCAGGCAGGCAAAACCATGACGGCAGAGCTTGGTTCGTGTTGGATCGCGGCCAATGCGCCCGGACCGATGCTCTGGCTCGACCAGACCGATGCCGACGCCAAGGACCAGATGGAAAACCGTCTGCAAGTGCTATGGAAACAATGCGGTCCAGTTCGGGAGATTTTGCCGCGCCATCAAGGCGCAGAGCGTCACAAGCTGAAAAGAAATTCGGTTTCTTTCCTCAACGGCATGACCGGCTGGGTGCTCGGCGCTCACTCAAAGACCAATCTCCAACGCCGTTCGATCCGCTGGTTGATCGGCGATGAGACCTGGCGCTGGCCATCCGGTCACATGGCCGAGGCCGAGGCGCGGGTCACCGCCTTCGGGTGGCTGGGCAAAAGGTTCTTCGTGTCGCAGGCCGGCGAGACCGATGACGACACCGATCGGAAATTCAAATCGACCGACCAGCGCGAGTGGTGTTGGCGCTGTCCAAGTTGCGGGACGACGCAGCCTTGGAGGTGGGAGAACATCGAGTGGAGCAAGGACGCCAAACTTGATGATGGTGGGTGGGATTTTGAAAGGGTGCGCGAGACCACCGAAATGTTCTGCGAGTGTGGAAAACGATTTCAAGATGCCGATCGATCACGCCGAGAGCTGAACGACCCTCGTAACGGCGCGCGTTATGTCGTGCAAAATCCCGGAGCGGCTAAATCGAATGTTGGTTTTCACTGGAACGGGTTATGCGCTGGATCATGGGGCAACCTCGCCGAGATTTACCTCCGGGCGAAGGCGTCAGCAAGGTACGGCGACATCGATCAGTTGAAAATCTTCTGGCAGAAGCGACTAGCTCTCCCATTCACGGAATACACCGAGGATTTCTCGATCAAGCCGACTGATAGCGGGTATGCCAGAGGCGAATTACTCTGGGGCAAGGAAGGCGCGATCATCGCTGGCAAGATCCGCCTGCCCGATGAGGATGATGAACCTCCGGTGCGGCTGCGCGTGATGACCGTCGATGTTCAGATGGATCACTTTTGGTGGTTGATCACCCAATGGAGCCCCGATGGATCCAGTCGCCGGATCGACTGGGGCACAGCTCACACTTGGGAAGAGTTGCAGGAAAAGCAGGAAAAATACGGCGTTTCGTCCTCATTGGTTGGCGTCGATGCCGGTTTCAATAGCTACGAGGTCTATCAAAGATGTGCCGAGCATGGATGGGTCGCGCTGATGGGCGATCGCAAGGCGACATGGACTCACCGACTCAAGCAACGCCTCGGCGTCGGCGTCCGGGTTAAGTCATTGGAGAGATTTTACTCGCCCAAGAGGTCAATTCATGTCGCCGCCGGCAAGACCGCTCAGATGTTTTATTGGAGCAACCTCAACATCAAGGACGCGATGGCTCGGATTCGGCGCAATCAAGATCCAGCGCGCGGTCCAACATGGGAGGTTCCTACCGACGCCTTCACCGAGGCGGATAACGACGAAAAGAAAATCGCCTACCTAAGCCAACTGGAATCCGAGATGCGGATCAAGGATGGCGACCGCTGGCAATGGACGCGGATCCAAAAACGACCGAACCACCTTCTCGACTGCGAGGCGATGGCGACCGTGTTTGCCTTCATGCTCAAAATCCTTGGCCGCGAGACCGAGCAGGAAGCCGCCGAAGATTGACAACTTGTCAGAGGGCATGGCGGCCCTCGACATGACGACAGGTTTTTCCACCGAAGAGGTGGTCGAGATCCTCGAAGAGAACAAAAAGACACTCAAGAAGCTCATGATCAGCTTCCAGGAGTCGGGATCGCAGATCACATACAAGCGCCTCGATGACACCAAAGAGATCATCGCGGCCTGCCAGCACGCTCTCCGCAAGCTCGACCCGATCACCTACGGCAAGACCCGCCGCACCTGTCAGTCAACTGCCGGTATTTTCTAACATGAACCTGCTGCAAAAAATCACCAAGTCCGCCGCTTTAGCCTTTGGATGGTCGCCCTACGAGAGCGTCAACCCATCACCGGTTCGCCAACGCCTGCCCGCCGCAGCTCCGCAAGACCACCGCAAGGAGGCGACGCCACTGGTACGCAACGAACTCATCAAAGGCAGCCGGTACTTGATGAAAAACAGCGGGTTTGCCCGCGAAATGGTCTTCGACATGGCCGTCTACTCGGTCGGCGATGGTCTCAAGATCCAACCCAAGACCGAAGACCGCGAATGGATTGCCGGCGCGCTCGACTACTGGGAAGAATGGTCGAATCAGTGCGAGGTGACGGGACGATTCTCCCTTTCCGAGTGCGAAATGCTCATCTGCCGCGCGATCGACGAAGACGGTGATATTTTCGTCCATCTTACCCGCGTCGAAGGGCGGCCGGTCATCCAACTCATCGAAAGCCACCGCGTGAGTGGTGGGAACAACGACGGCACGGTCGATGGCATCCGTTTCGACGGCTATGGCCGCCCAGTTTCGTACAATGTGCGCCAGGATGACGGCACTTTCATCGAGCTTCCGGCCTACTCGGTGCTCCATATCTTTGACCCAGAGCGCGCATCATCGGCTCGGGGAGTGCCATCACTGGCACATTCGATCAATCACATCCGGGATGAGATGGAATTGCTCGCGCTCGAAAAGCACGCACTCAAAGATCATGCCGACAAATCGTTCGCGATCACCACGCAGAATGGCGAGATCGACAGCAATGATGGCTTTGGCGGACTGGATATTGACTCAGGCAAGGCCGAGGACAATCCACACAGTGACCCGACTGCATTGCAAAAGATCGTCGGCGGCAAGTGGGTCGCGCTCAAGCCGGGAGAAGAACTCAAACCCTTCGAGTCCAACCGCCCATCGCCCACTTTTACCGGATTCCTCGATCACCTTCGCCGCGATTCGGCGCTTGGTGTGGTGCCATACGAGTTCACCGCAGATTCAAGCAAGATCGGCGGCGCTGGCGTCCGCATGGTCGTGGCCAAGGCCGATCGCCGATTCTCCCACAGGCAAAACATCCTCATCCGCCGCTTTCTCACGCCTGTCTGGAAATTCGTCATTGGCGATGCCATCACTCGTGGCGAGATCCCGCTGATTGCAGGATGGTGGAAAATATCCGTGGTCACACCACGCAGGGTGACCGTCGATGCCGGTCGGGAGTCGCTGCAAAACCGCGAGGATGTGAAGGCCGGTCTCAAGACCTTGTCCGATCACTTCGCCGAGCTGGGCATGGACTTCGAGGAAGAGGCCGAACGCCGAGCTCGCGACATCGCGCACCTTCAAGAACTCGCCAAGAAATACGACATCCCACTTCAGATGCTGTTTGCATCGGGAGTTGCCACCCCGCCAGTCGAAGCGCCGACTGGTCCTGCGAAGTGATGGGGAATTGACACCCCACGCGGTGCGTGAACGCACGCGATCTCATTTTGACACAGGAGCCGTGGGCCATCGCCCCGGAGGCAATGGACGGCATCATCGGTTTGGCCATGGACATGGCTGCCGGCAAACTCTTCACGCTCCCGCAGAGCGATGCACCGCAGTCGATCATGAGCGTCGCCGATGGCGTCGCCACAATCTCGATCACCGGACCGCTCCTTCCGACCACCGACGAGTTCGATCGCGTGATGCTCGGGGCGACGAGTCTCGATGAAGTCCGCTCCACCGTTGAAAGCGCCGCCGCTGATCCAGCGGTCACATCGATCGTCCTCAACATCGACTCTCCTGGCGGAACCGTTCGCGGTACCCCCGAGGCCGCCGATGCAATCTACGAAGCCAGCAAGGTCAAGCCGGTGCGTGCGCACACCTCCGGAACGATGGCATCCGCCGCCTACTGGCTCGGATCGCAAGCGACCAGCATCTCGATGACACGCTCGGCATCGGTCGGATCCATCGGCGTGATGGTCCCGCACATCGATCAGAGCAAACGCGCGGAGATGCTCGGCGTGAAGGTCGAACTTTTCACCACCGGCAAGTTCAAGGCCGCTGGTTTCCCTGGCACCTCGCTCACCGAGTCGCAACGCGAGTTGATCCAAGAGCGCATCGATCAAGTCTTCGGCGAGTTCAAATCCGCCGTCACGCGCCAAGGTCGGAAGATCCCCGCCGAGGCGATGCAAGGGCAGACATTCTACGGCCCGCAAGCCGAGTCGCTGGGCCTCGCCACCGTGGTGCGCAGTGCTTCGCAAGCAGGCAAAGCCGGATCCTCTCCGCTTCGCGCAGTTGACACTGCGGAAGATGGCATGAGCGAACAAGTCGCCAGCACCCCATCCGAAGAAGTCGTCGCATCGGTCGAG